GAGTCCCAACGTGTCCACTGCATACGCTGTGCGTAGATGCGGATCTTAGGTGAGACTGCATAGGCTACCTTATCATCCGACTGTAAGAGTTTGTATGCACCAGCTGGTACAACGTCTACTCGAACAGCCTTGCCGTTGATCTCCATGTCACCCTTGAGTGGGCTATGGATCTGACTGAACCGTGCAAGCATTGATCGCTTACCGCTACTACCTTTTGAGAGACCCATCATCTCTGCAATAGAACGTCCGTCAGTTGTTAGTGTTACTTCTGTGCTAGTCATTGTACAAGAACCTTTCTGTGTACGGGTTAAAGAGGTCTAGTTATAGCACTATACATCCACTGTGTCAAGCCAATTCGGCCCGATCTTAGCTTCTAATAATAGTGGTACATTCATCTCAACATCATAGGCCTCAGCTATGATACGAGTTAGGTCTTCGTTCATACTGTGTATGATAGCAATCACATAGTCCTTCTCCTTTGGGTGTATATCTATAACAGCAGAGTCATGTACAGTATTAACCAAGCACGACTGTAAAGGCTTGAGCCTCTCCTCCAACTCCATAAGTACCACGGGTACTACATCACCTGTAGCGAAGCCCTGCACTGGGTAGTTCTTGATGCTAGTCATGTGGCTTATGCTGCCATTCTCTCTGCGGTGTACGTCAGGGAATGCATACTGCCTACCGCTTACGTTAGTAATCTTTAGTAGGGTAATTGCTTCCTTCCCTAGTTTCTTATGCCACTTAGCTACTCCCTTATACTTCTCAGTGAAGTGCTCGTAGTAAGCCTTGACAGCTGTACTTCTACCATAACCTGTAGCCCCGAAGAGGGGTGCAAACGTGTGTTCCTTTGCTTCCTGCCTGGTAGTAGGCTCACCCGCATCAGTGATAACCTGAGCAGTGTAAGCGTGTACGTCTACGCCATCGTCAATCTCCTGCATAGCTACCTCATCCTGTGCTAAGAACGCAGCAGTTCTAAACTCAAGCTGGGCAAAGTCAGCCTCCATAACGTAGCCACCCTCCCAACGAGACACAAACACTTTCTTAACTGGGAAGGTGTTACCTCGTGGCATGTTCTGCATGTTAGGGTTACGCCCAGAGAAGCGGCCTGTTGCTGTAGTAGTCTGGGATAGGTCAACGTGTAGCCTACCGTCAGGCTTAGTGTACAAATCAATACCCTCTACGAAGTTAGACAGGTAGCTACCCACAGCATTGTGCCTACGATAATCAGTAAGAAACTCTATCGCATCATACATACCCTTACTCTTAGCCGTAGCAATCAGTATCTCCAGGTTACCCTTTGACGTAGAGAACCCACTAGAACTGACCCAATCCTTGTTAGGTGCAGAGAAGTTAAGCCCTGCCACTTGGTTCAACTGCTTCAAGCGATACCCTCTAGCTTCACAGTCCTTACACTTGTTAGGCCTTGCATACTTAGTGCCATCCTTCTTGATGCGATACGTCTTACCTGTACCCTCGCAAGTCTCACACGTATAGGCTTGTGTCTTGAAGATACGATCTGTGTTAGCTGCTACGGTAGACTTGTACTCATCCTTGTTGTTGACGTGATCGAATAACTCTACCCATTCCTTCTTAGACTTAGGCTTCTTACTATAGATCACGTTGGACATCTGCTCAGATGAGTTGATATTGATAGGCGTGTCACCCATAAGCTTACGCACGTGCATGTTAAGGCGTGTCTCTAGCTGCACCTTCTCATCCTCAAACTCTTTACGTACCTCATCCAGTGCAGCACGATCCACCTTGAAGCCACGCTGGTACATCTTACACAGGGTAACTGCAACCTTCATGCTTATGTCTCGTACCTTTAGCATCGACTGACTCTCAGGCTTAGAGTAGTCTTCCTCTTGTGCAAGGAACAACTCACGTGTGACATTTAAGTCACACTTTAGGTAGTCTCGTAGTTCAGCGAGGGGTATCTCATCTGTGTTGTATCCTTTCTTATAGTACTCCTTTAGTACGTCAGTCTTACGGGACGGTAGGTCACGCACCTCAGCGCAATACCCTAAGCCTATACCACGCTTTGTACCACGCAGCAGTAGGTACTCACCTATCATAGTGTCATACACCTCACCGTCATAGGTAAAGCCTGACTCCCATAGCCAAGGTAAGTCATGCCGTGCATTGTGTACAATCAAAAGAGAAGTCTCATCCAGTACAGCCTGTAGTACAAACGCAGCACCACCACCTGTGTCCTTCCTCTCCCTGTGTTCGAAGGTAAGTATGTGCTCCTCATCAGTCTTGTCTACATTGAGAGTACCCACTTGCACCAAGAAGTTACCTGGCTCCCAAGGGTCAAGCAAGGTCTTACCCTCTCGCTTAGTAGTGTTGTTCTCTACATCTAATACTGTTCTCATCATCTCTCCTATGCTGTGTACTGTGCTATGTCGCCATCCAGTTCACAAGTAATACGTCCATGCCAACCACCATCTAGTTTGTTCTTAGCGATAGTAAGGTAGCGTGTCAAGTCTTCCTCTTCGTCAACACCCTCAACTTGTCTGTTCTTAGAGATAAGCACCATCAAGTCTGCCTCAGCTGCCTTGCCTGTCTTACTGCCCTCCATCATAGACATGTTAGGTTGCACTACACCCTCGGCATCAGCACTAAGTTGTGACATCCAGATCACAGCACAGTTGTAGATCTTAGCGATGTTACGTGCATGGATAGCTGCATCCTTTAGGTACACATCTGACTTGTCAGAGGTACGGCTAGCGAACTTGTCACCCATGTCTAGTACTACGATGTCAGGCTTATAGCTCTTAACTACAGCCTCAACCCACGCCATGTCCTTGCCTGTACTATCCTTTAGTTGGATCTGTTGCTTGACCTTAGTGTAGCGTGACAGGGCCAGTGCTTTGTTCTCAGTGATCTGCTTGATGTTCATACCTGAGGAGGCTTGAACATACCGTGCAGCTACACGCACTGCCTTCTCCTCGTTAGTCAGGATCAAACACCTAGCACCCTGATGAGCGAACCCATTAGGCGCCGCAATGAGGGACGCATGGAAGGTAGTCTTACCTGTGTTAGGACGTGCGCCTACCATAACTAAGTGACCACCACTGATACCCTCGACACGATCACGTAAGCTAGGGATGTTCATCTTCCATTGTGTCTCAATCTGGATACCCTCAAGGATAGTGTCCAACTCAATGTCCTCGAACTGGATGTTGAGGTTAGGTGTGAAGTCATCCTTGTAGTCCTCGACTAGCTTGCGTAGCTTCTCTAGGTTGTTCTCCTCTCCGTTAACATAGTTAAACCCTAGGTTAGTTACTAACTCACCCACGTGTTGCTGGAACAAGCGAGACAGTACTTCAGTAGCAATCTCCTCGTGCATAGGTGACTCACTCTCAATGCGTTTGAACAGGTGAGAGTATGCCTCCTTGTTAGCCGTAGTCATAGTACGGTTAGCTGTAAAGAACAGTGCCTCTAGTTCAGAGGGTGTGATACTCTTGTCGTATAGCGACATAGCCTGATCCAGAGCCTGCTTGATCTTACGCATGTCCTTAGTGAACAACGCATCAGGACAACGCATACCCTTGTGGTTGTCGTAGAACTCTTTGTTCATTAGGTTGCGTAGTAATGCTGTCTCTGTCATGTTATTCATCCTCTCTTGATCCATAACGAAGGAACTCGTATATAGAAACGATAGCTGCCACGGGCCAACCAAGTGAGAACCATATGTGTGAGTTAGGTCTCTCAGGATCAGCTGGATCTGTTACGTTAAGCATAAGGATAGCACCCAACGCATACATAGTAGCTGCCCCATATAGATATTCTATCATCGTGTGTCCTTTATAGGTTCTAATCTCCACATGCCTTCTGTTTGATCTAGTGAAGTGATTAAGTCTAGTAGCTGTTGATAAGATATTACAATAAGCTGGTAGCTTTTATATGACTCATCGTACTGCCTGAGGTACACCACACCCTCATCAGCAAGCACCACCTCCAAGTCCTCGAACTCATCACGCTCATCCATACTAGTAACGATAGCAATGTCATGCTCAAACTCAACGCTGTACATCTGGCTGCTCCGCTACCCATATGTTGACGTGTGCTACGTTACCCTCAACACGAGTGATGACATAATCTAACCCCGCCTTAGTGAGTAACAATCTTAGTTGACCTACAGGTATCATGCTGTGTCCTTTCCATCAAGATGTACTAGACGATCTAAGTACCACTGTGACTTGAGTAGATCCTCTTGCTTGTTCTTGTAACGCCAGCGGTGTAGGTACTTAGCTATGTTACCCCGTAGGTAGCCAATGTATTCCTCTTTAGTTAGGAAGTCTTCGATGTAGTCAATACATTCTATCTTTCCTTTACCGTAGTGCGCTGGGCTGTTCACGTTATCAGCTGTATGTTCAGCTACTACGCTACCCTTAAAGTCTTCATGCTCTTTCATCAATCGTTTCCATTCACTGTTTATCATTACTCTTCCTCCAGACATAAGCCACACCATGTGTCCTTGCTTGCATTACCACAGCTTACACACTTGCGCCACTTATTCTTTTCGTCACGTTCTTGAGAAGCCTTACGTTCCTCTGGTGTCA